CTATGAAGATATTAAAGCTGGAAGCAAGCTCACAAACGAGCAGCAGAAGGCGGTTGATTTCTTTAATAGATATAACAAAGAGTCAGAAGCAACTCAAAAAACAGTTAAAAAGAACTCTGAAATTTTTACACAAAAAACTAATCAAGTTTTTAACGATAAGTTCAAAGGTTTTGAATATAATGTCGGTGATAAAAAGTATAGGTTCAATGTTAACAATGCTGAAGAGATTAAGACAACCCAAAGTGATATAAATAATTTTACTAAAAAGTTTTTAGATAAAAATTCTACACTATCAGATGCTAAAGGTTATCACAAATCTTTATTTACAGCAATGAATGCAGATGCTGTTGCGAAGCACTTTTACGAACAAGGCAAAGCTGATGCTATGAAAAATAGTGTTGCTAAAGCTAAAAATGTAGATATGAATCCAAGACAAAGTCACGGAAAAATTGAAGCAGGTGGTATTAAAGTAAAAGTGCTAGGAGACACTGCTAATGATTTTAAGTTTAAAATTAAAAATCGAAAATAAATAACAATTTAAAAATAAATAAATTATGGCAATTACTGCAGGAGGTTTATTAAATAGCACGCCAGCGCCGGCAAAACAGGCAACTGCGTCTAGTTACTTAGACCTAGCTACAACCGCTAATCAAGGTTGGGCACAACAATATTTACCAGATCTAATGGAGAAAGAAGCTGAAGTTTTCGGACCGAGAACTATTTCAGGTTTTCTTGCTCAAGTTGGAGCTGAAGAGGCTATGACAGCTGATCAAGTTGTATGGTCTGAACAAGGTAGGTTACACTTATCTTATAAAGGAAATGTAAAATCAGGAGGTGCTGCTGGTGGTTTAGTAAGTGGTGGTATTATAGAAATTACTCACGATATCGATGGCAACTCAGTTACTGACGGTGAAGATGGTATTAGAGTTAATGATACTGTTATTATCGCTAGTGCTAGTGGAGTTGTTAAAGCTTTAGTAGCAGAATCTAATGTTACTGCTGGTGAAATTGACGTTGCTCCTTATGGTGTAGCTTCTTTAAGTGATGCTGGTATCACTGAAACTGGTTCGGAATCAGTTACTATATTGGTTTATGGTTCTGAATTCCAAAAAGGTAGAAGTTACAATACTAATGCTAACGTTGGTAATGATGGTACTGCTACTGATCGTAGAGGTTCTAATGAGCCGTCTTTCAAGTCTTTCATGAACAAACCAATTATTTTAAAAGATTACTACGAAGTATCAGGTTCTGATGCATCTAGAATTGGTTGGGTTGAAATAGCTGCTGAAGATGGTGCTTCTGGATACTTATGGTATTTAAAAGCTGAAGCTGATACAAGAGCTCGTTTTACTGATTACTTAGAAATGTCAATGTTAGAAGCAAAAATGGGAGGTGCTGCAAACGCTGGTGCTACTGGTCATCCAGTTGTATCTGCTGCTGATTTAACTGACGATGCTTTTGATTTAGCTTCTGGTACAGCTACTGGTACTCAAGGTTTATTTGATGCTATTGAGTCTAGAGGTAACGTTACTTCTGGTATTACTGGTGGTGCTGCTGATTTAGCTGAGTTTGATGCTATATTAGCTGAGTTTGACAATCAAGGTGCTATTGAAGAAAACATGATGTTTGTAAACAGAGCTACTTCGTTAGCAATGGATGATATGTTAGCTGCTATGAATTCTTACGGAGCTGGTGGTACATCTTACGGTGTATTTGACAACTCGGAAGATATGGCACTTAATTTAGGTTTTTCTGGATTCCGAAGAGGTTCTTATGACTTCTACAAATCTGATTTCAGATACTTAAATGATAAAGCTACTAGAGGTGGTATAAACGCTGCTAATACTGCTAGTGCTATCAGAGGGGTTATTATTCCTGCTGGTGTATCTTCAGTTTATGATCAACAGTTAGGAAAGAACATGAAACGTCCTTTCTTACACGTTAGATATAGAGCTTCTCAAACTGATGACAGACGAATGAAAACATGGGTTACTGGTTCCGTTGGAGCTACTACATCCGCTTTAGATGCAATGTCTATTCACATGCTATCTGAAAGATGTTTAGTTACTCAAGGTGCTAATAACTTTATGTTATTAAACTAATCATTATATTTTAAAAGACCGGGGCTTCGGCCTCGGCCTTTTATTTTTATTAATTTTATTATATATTATATTATGGCAAAAAAAACAAAAAAAACAGAAGTGGAAACAACTCCACCGGTTGTAGAGCAACCAAAAGTTGAAACACCGGTTATGGAAAAACCATTACCAAAAGAAAACAAATGGGAAATAAAAGATAGGGTTTATTATTTAAAAAGTAGACAAAAACCTTTGTCTAAATTAATTAAATCAACAAATATATTTTGGTTTGATGCTGAAAAAGGTTATGAAAGAGAACTTAAATATTGTCAAAATCAAAGAACTTGCTTTATAGACGAAATGCAAGGCGAGCAAAGATTATCACATATTATTTTTAGAAGTGGATCTTTATACGTGCCAAAAGAGCAAACCACTCTTCAAAAGCTACTTTCTTTATATCACCCACAAAGAGATAAAGTTTTTTACGAATTTAAACCTGCTAAAGTAGCTGAAGAACAAATAGATGTTTTAGAAAGAGAAGCAGATGCTATCATAGCTGCAAGAAATATTGATATTGATACTGCAGAAGCTGTTATGAGAACAGAAGTAGGTTCTAAAGTGTCAGAGATGAGTTCTAAAGAACTTAAAAGAGATTTATTACTGTTTGCTAGAAATAATCCAGATTTATTCTTAGATTTAATTGATGATGAAAACGTAGTTCTCAGAAACTTTGGTATTAGAGCAACAGAAATGGGGTTGTTAAAATTATCTCGTGATCAAAGAACTTTTTCATGGGCTTCTAATGATAGAAAACTAATGAACGTTCCATTTGACGAACATCCTTACTCAGCTTTAGCCGCTTGGTTTAAAACTGACGAAGGTATGGAGATTTACTCCAATATTGAAAAAAGATTAAATTAATCTAACTGTAGATGCAGTCGCTCTACGGGGCGATTGCAAACTACAAACTAAAAAAAAATTATGGCAGTAAGCGTAGATAGAGTATATCAAAAAGTATTGGCTATGGCCAACAAAGAACAAAGAGGTTATATAACACCTCAAGAGTTTAACTTATTTGCTGATTACGCTCAAATGGATATTTTTGAGCAGTACTTTTATGATTTAGAACAGAGGCAAAGAGGAATTGGAAATGAATTAGATTACGGAGATATTATTTCTAATATTGAAGAAAAAATATCTATGTTTACAATAATAGATGGAGCAGTTGGTGCTATTGTTGACGGCGTAGCTGATGTTAGTGCTTCTATTGGGGGTATTTATAGATTAGGTTCAGTTAAAACTAAGTTTGCACCTGCCGTATATTATAAAACTGCTGATAAAATACAATTAAACGAAATAAATAAGTATGAAAACTCTCCATTAGCATCTCCAACTAAATTTAACCCAGTATATACAAAGTTTTCTACTACTAGTGATTCTATAAAAATTAAAATATATCCAGAGCCCGCGGCTGGAGATTCTGTTTTAGTTGATTATGTAAGAAGACCTTTAAAGCCAAATTGGACTTATATTATAAGTGTTAATAACGATGCTTTATATAACGCAAGTGCGGCGGATCATCAAGACTTTGAATTACACGGTTCAGAAGAAAGTAATTTAGTTATAAAAATATTACAATTAGCAGGTGTTGCTATTAAAGATTTTAACTTAGTTCAGGCTGCGGCACAAAAAGAAGTTAGTGATATACAACAAGAAAAATCATAAATAAATGGGATTATTAGATAACACCACACAATCGGCGTACTACCAAGGCAATGACCATGGTAACTATCAATTCACTTCTCTAGATGATATTATAAACCAATTTGAAGTTGCTTACGTAGGTGAAAACAAACTAATACCTAAAATAAAAAGAGCTGACATTGCTTTTTATGCTCAAAGGGCTTTGCAAGAATTAACTTTTGATACTCTTAAGTCTTGTAAATCACAAGAAATAACTTTACCACCATCATTAAAAATGACATTACCCCATGATTATGTTAACTATACAAAAGTATCATGGGTAGATTCGGCAGGTATAAAACATCCTTTATATTATACACATGACACTAGTAATCCATTTACTATAGCTCAGCACGAAGATGGTACGTATGATTTTGATGGATTCACAACTAATAATCTTGTTTTAAATGGAGATTTTAATCCAGCAAATCCTTTAGCAAATTGGATATATAGTACTGATTTTGATTTATCACAAAGTTATTTAACTTACGTTGAAACAGGACTTCTTGTAGATAATTTTATTGGAGGTATAAATGCGACTAGTAAAATTACTTTTAAACATCAAGCTGTAACTGGTAATAGCTCTAATCCAGCTTCTTTAACTGGACAAGTTTACGGAGCGGTAAATCATATTTGGCAAGAGGTTGACGTGAGCTCTCAAGATTTTGTTGATTTGTCTGCGCTAGGCCAAGCGGTAGACACAACCGATGGTGCCGCGGGTATTTTGCGTGTTGGTTTAATGACAAGTTTACCAGCGTCTATAGGGCTTTCTATGTTACCAAACGCAGTAGTACCCAATATGGATGATGTTTCTATATTTGATTTATCAAATGCAAACGGCGATCCTAGTTATTTAGAGTGGACAGCATCAACCAGCGCGACATCAGCTAGTGTATCACAAATAGATGTTACAGGTATTGATACCGTATTTGTTGTAGTTACTTCGCATCACGAACACACAGCATCAGAATATTTGCTTGGACTTCAAGAAACAAACAATATAGATAATGTAGCAGTTTCTTACACTTTCCCTGGGGTTGCAGATTTGTCAAGCCCAAACGGTAACGAGCAAGACTCAGTTACTTGGAATCGCTATAAATCAAATTCATTTGGAGAAAATAATAATGATGATTATGAAGACGATACATATTGGCCAATGCGTGGTGAAAGATACGGATTAGATCCTCAACACGCCCAGGTAAATGGTTCGTTTTATATAGATTGTAGATTAGGGAAAATACATTTTAGCTCTAATCTTTCTGGAAGAACTATAGTTCTAGACTATATAAGTGATAGTGTTGGAACTGATAAAGAAATGCAAGTACATAAATTTGCAGAAAAAGCAATGTATAAAAGCATAGCTCACGCGATATTATCAGCATCATCGTACGGCCGCGCGTTAGTACCTAGATTAACAAAAGAAAAGTTTGCAGCAGTAAGAAAAGCAAAAATAAGGTTATCAAACTTAAAACTAGGGGAGTTAACACAAATACTTAGAGGTAAATCTAAATGGATAAAACATTAATATTATTAACAAGTGGGATTATTAGACAATATAACTCAAACGCAGTACTACCAAGGTAATAATCATGGTAATTATCAATTTACTTCATTAGAAGATGTTATATCTCAATTTGAAGTAGGATTTGTTGGTCAAGATAAAATAATACCTAAGGTAAAAAGATCTGATATTGCTTTCCATGCTCGTCAAGCACTAAGGGAATTATGCTTTGATACCCTTAAGTCTTGCAAGTCACAAGAGATAAAGCTCCCGGCATCTTTAAGTATGATATTGCCTCATGACTATATTAATTACGTGAGGGTTTCTTGGGTGGATTCAGCTGGGATAAAACACCCGTTATATTATACTAATAGTACTAATAATCCTTTCGCGATAGCGCAGAACGAAGACGGTACATATCAATTTGAAACTATTGGTGATAATATAGTTAATGAGGGAGATTTTACAGATGAAAACGGTAATCCAATAGAAATAGGTGTATTTTGGAAACATCCATCGGCTGGTTGGATGCCAACATGGCACCACCCAGATGGTGATAACATACCTTATAGTCATTGGAATCCAGGCGGAGCAGTTACTACCACCGAACGCTATAGAACTACTATTAATTCAACTGGTGCTCATCATGGAGTATTGTCAACCAATCAAGTAACTTTTTCACACATAGGCTATCAATATTACTCCTACGGCATAAGTTCTCGGCAAGATTTTATATTTCAAGAAATTGATGTTACTAATAAAAACTTTATTGATTTATACGGGGAAGCACAAGCTGTCAGTACAGCAGGCGGAGCCACAGGCGTTTTGCAAATCGGACTGAGTACTCATGATCCAGTTTATGCTTCAGGTATATATAGACCTTTCGGCACCTTGTTCAGCGGATTTACGGGCACGTGGCAGCTCAATGCTCTTAGTTCTCAACCCCCTTGGTTTGATCTTCAAGATTCAAATGGTAATCCCTCTTTTTTGGAGTGGACAAACGCAGAAAACACACTAACTAAAAGCATGCAAGAGATAGATGTTACAAGTGTAAACACGGTGTATCTTATTATTAATTCTAGAAATATTTTCACAACAGACGAATATATCCTTGGAGTTCAAGAGACAAATTATGTAAGCGGAGCAACTATTGTTGATTCAGGAACTGTAGTTTCCGGTGGAGGTTCGCTAACAAGTTCTTCTAATGGAACAAGTTCTGTAACTTTAAATAATTATAATTCTACCAGTCCATCTCAAATTAATAATGGCGATTATAATGACGGTACATTTTTACCCATGCAAGGCGAGAGGTACGGGTTAGACCCTCAATACGCACAAACAAACGGATCTTTTTATATTGATTGTGCAAACGGAAAAATAAACTTTAGTTCTAATCTTGCTGGTAAAACTATAATATTGGATTACATAAGTGATGCTCTTGGTACAGACAAAGAGATGCAGGTTCATAAATTTGCGGAAGAAGCAATGTATAAATACATAGTACATGCTATAATAGAAAGTTCTTCTTATGGTCAGGCTTTAGTGCCATCACTTACTAAAGAAAAGGCGGCGGCTATGAAACAAGCAAAAATAAGATTATCAAATATAAAACTAGAAGAATTGACCCAAGTGCTTAGAGGTAAATCAAAACAAATAAAACACTAACAAATAAATGGGATTATTAGACAATACAACTCATCAAGAGTATTACCAGGGTAGTGATCATGGTAATTATCAGTTTATGTCTTTAGATGATATTGTATCTCAATTTGAAGTTGCTTATGTTGGAGAAGGAAAAATAATACCTAAGATAAAAAAAATTGATATAGCCCTTCAAGCAAAGCAAGCCTTGCGAGAATTATCATTTGATGTTTTAAAATCTTGCAAGTCACAAGAAATAACATTGCCAGCATCATTAGAGATGATTTTACCCCATGATTATGTTAATTATGTAAGATTATCTTGGGTGGATTCAGCGGGTATAAAGCATATAATATACCCTGCTTATAATACTGGAAACCCATTTTCAATAGCGCAAAACGAAGATGGTACATATCAATTTCCTATTGGAGAAACTTTAAATAACGATTCAGATTTTACGGCTACTACAGAAAGCGAAGGCGCTTGGATATCTGGGCCTGGCTACGGTGGTATTGATACAAATTGCCCAGTAGTTTACCCTGAAGAAGACCGAGGATTAGGTGATGACGCCCCGGCAAATGCTAACTTTATAAGCGGTGAGGGTCTGTTTTACGCTGGGGTTACCGTACATACCGCGATAGATATGGTAGGTTTCTTTTACACAGCACAAGGTACTTTTATTACTAATCAAACAAATTATAATACTGTTTACAACAACACTCCGGGTTTTGGTAGCGTTGTTTTTAGACATATAGCTACTGTAACACCAGATTGTGCGTATGATGCTGGAGGGGTTCATTCATCCGGACAATATATTTACTCGGCTGTTGATGTTAGTGGTGTTAACACTGTAGATTTACACGCTGACGCGGAAGCTAGAAACACAATAAATGGTGCCCCTGGGGTTTTAAGGATTGGAGTAG